GCTCGCCGCGCTGCGCGAGCTCGGCGGGCCGGTCTCGGCCGGTGGCCTGTACCGCGTCAACGAGCGCGGCCCCGAGCTGCTGTCTGTCGCCGGCAAGGAGTACCTGATGATGGGCGGCCAGGACGGTGAGGTGAAGTCTACGCCTGCCGGAAAGGGCGGCGACACCCACCATTACCACATCAGCGTGCAGATGCCGCAGGGCGGATCGCGCACCACGGCCACGCAGTTCGGCGCCGAAGTCGCGCGCCGACTTACCCAATCGAGCCGGAGGCAAGGCAAATGAGCGTCACCGTCCTGGATGATGTCGAACTGTCGCATCAGATCATCGAGGCCGGCGTCAAGGGCCGGCAGATCCGCCGGAACCAGAGGGTCAGCACCGCCAACGGCTTCGAGTCGGTAAACATCGTGTGGGACAAGACTCTGCGCGAATACGACATCGGCATCGGCCCGCTGCGCCGCTCGGCGTGGCAGGAGATCGAAGCGCTGTTCGAGGTCACCGAAGGCGGCGCCTACGGCTTCCTCCTGCTCGATCCGAAGGACAGCAGCGCCGGCACCGGGGGGCGGGTGGTGTCGCTGGGAGGCGGACAGTATCAACTCCTGAAGCGCTACATCGAACCGCGGTCGGCCCGCTACAAGGACCGCAAGGTGACGCGGCCCAAGCTGTCCACGCTGCAGGTGCTGGTTTCCGGCGTGCCGACCTCGGCCAGCTTCGACGCCACCACCGGGAAAGGCACCATCAGCGGCAGCCCCGCCGCCAACCTGGTGACGTGGACCGGCCAGTTATACACCCCGGTGCACTTCCTGAACGATCAGATCGATTGGGAAATGGTCGCTGCCGGAAGCGATCCGGATGGGCGCTTCTATACCGGGCCGCAGGTGACGCTGCAGGAGATCCGCGAGTGACCCGCGCGATCCCCGATGCCCTGAAGGCGCATTACGCCCTCGGGACCACCACGCTTGCCACGTGCTGGAAGGCCACGCTGCGCGATGGCACGGTCATCACGGCAACCACGCACAGCGAGCGCCTCGAGTTCCCGCCGGCAAGCGGTGGCTGGTACGAGCCGACGCAGGGCTACAACCCGTCCGACATCGAGCACGGCTCGGACCTGAGCTACGACAACCTCGAGGTGGACGGCTACCTGGCCTCGCCGTCGATCACGGCATCCGATGTTCAGTCCGGGCGCTGGGACTATGCGGCTATCGAGCTGTTCGAGGTGAACGTAGCCGACCTCACGCAGGGCCGCAACCTGCTGCGCTCCGGCACGCTGGGCCAGGTGCGCGCCGGCCGCTCGACCTTCCACGCCGAGCTACGCGGTCTGACGCAGGCATACTCGCGCCGTATCGTGCAGCTGACCACGCAGGAATGCATCGCCGACTTGGGCGATGCCCGCTGCAAGGTCGATCTGGCGCCGCTGACCGTCACTGCCGCAGTGGACAGCGTGACGGCGAACAAGACGATCCACGCCGCGCTGGCCCAGGCCGCCGACTGGTTCACCGGCTGCAAGCTCACCTTCACCTCCGGCCTGAACGACGGCTTGTCGATGGAGGTCAAGAACTACACGCCGGGCGTGCTGGAGCTGTTCGAGGCCATGCCGTTCCCCGTCGCTGCGTCCGACACCTTCACCGTCTACCGCGGCTGCCAGAAGCGCTTTTACGAGGACTGCATCGGCGTGCACAACAACGGCGTGAACTTCCGCGGATTTCCCCATGTGCCGGGGGTGGGCATCTTCGGCGGTCCCGGCACCAACCTGACACCGGCCACGGTGCCCTCGCCATGAAGCGCGGCGACATCGTGACCGTGGCGCGCGCCCTGGTGGGCACGCCCTACCAGCACCAAGGTCGTGTCGCCGGGCTCGCCCTGGACTGCGCCGGGGTGCCGGTGCACTGCGCCACGACGCTGGGCATACCGCTGACCGACTACACGCGCTATGGGCGCCTTCCGGTGCCGGCGGAAATGCGCGCGGCGCTGGATGCCAACCTGCAGCGGATCCCGACGAAGGACATGCAGCCGGGCGACGTGGCGTGGATGCGATTCGACATGGAGCCGCAGCACCTGGCGATCGTCGGAGACTACGTGCACGGCGGCCTGTCGTTGATCCACGCCTACAACGGCGCCGGCCTGAATCGTGTGGTGGAGCACCGCCTCGATGAGGTATGGCGCGCTCGCATCGTAGCCGCGTGGCGGTATCCGGGGGTGGGAGCATGAGCGGCGGGCTGATCGGAGGCGGGATTGGCGCGGCCATCGGGTTCGTTGTCGGTGGCCCGGCTGGGGCATCCTGGGGCTGGGCTATCGGCAGCACCGCCGGCAGCCTGCTGTACCCCGACACCAACCGCGCGCCGGACCTGACGGACCTCAAGCCCCAGACCTCCGAATACGGCAGGCCCATCCCGATCGTCTACTCGATCATGGCCGTGGCCGGGAACGTGATCTGGGCAGCCGACCTGGTGAAGACCTCCGATGGTGATGGCGGCGGCAAGGGCAGCGGCGGAACACCGACCGGCCCGACCTATGCCGCGAACTTCGCCGTGCTGCTGTGCGAGGGCGACGGCAACATGTCGCTTGGCAGGATCTGGGCAGGGCCGGACAAGCGCCTGATCTACGACCCGGCCGGCGGCACGATGGAAAGCGGTGCCGTGCGCTTCTACACCGGTGCCGAGGACCAGCTTCCCGATCCGCTGATGGAGTCCCACCTCGGGGTCGGCAACGTGCCCGCCTACCGGGGCTACGCCTACATCGTGGTCGATGGTTTCGACGTCAGCGCGCACGACGGCAACCGCATCCCGTTCCTGACGTGCGAGGTCGGGCGCAAAGGGGAGGTCTCGGCACCGACGCTGGGCACGGTCTGGTTCGACTGGATGATCGATGGCGGATCGACCTGGATCATTCGCTATCACGGCTCCTATTTCGGGGTGATGCAGTACACCAAGGCGGATTGGACATTTGTCCACAACCGCCCAATGACGTACACGCCCAGCGATCAGCTGATTTATGACGCAGCGCGCGATCGTGTGGTCCAGTTGTTCACGGACGGCGGAATCACCGTCATTCAAATGTCAACGGGCGCGACGACGGACCACAGTTTCGGCTCACCGTCCACGGAGTTTGCGCGCTCCCTCATCATGCAAGGCGGTCAATACGTGATCGCCTATTCGGTCAGCACGGGCGGCACGCGGCTCTACTACGTCAACCCGGACACGTTCGCGGTGACGGGCACCCAGCTCCTTGATGCCGGTGGCGCGCGCGTGCAATGGATGTACGGCTCCGGCAGCGCATGGTGCTGGGCAGTGTTGGACGACAACTCGGTCGTTCGTTTCGACCTCGACGGGGTCACGACAAGCTCGGCGCACATCGGAACCTTGCCCGCCGGATGCGCAGGAAATCAGCAAGTTGCGGTCGATCGGAACACCACGACGCTGTGGGCGGGCGGGCTTGTCAGCGGAACGGTGAACTGGGCGCGCTTTTCGAACACCTCGCCGATGGGCGCCGGCAGCTTCGCATCCTCGTTCTGGGCATTTGCGAATGTCCCGTGGGTCTTCTCACCCGCGAGCGGTGGACGTCCGAATCGCGCATTCCTGTGTGGCGGGCGCTGGCTCGCGACAGACCACTACGCAGAGTTTGACGCTAGCGGTGCCGGCTCATTTGTCGGCGAGTACGACGGCTTGTATTCAGGAACGTCCACCATCGAAGCGGTCGGGTTCAACAGCGCCACTGGGCTGGTGAATGCGGTTCGATACGGCTATGGGCCACACGGAGGATTCACCGCGGTCTCGACCGACGACACGCCGATGACGCTGCCAATCTTCACAGAGGGCTTGGGTGCGGCTGATTCATCGTTGAGCCATCAAACGCTGGGCGAGATCGTGTCCGACCTTTCCTTGCGTGCGGGACTCTCCACAGACCAGATCGACGTCACCGCGCTCACCGACCAGGTGGACGGCTACACGATCGCCAATCAGGTCAGCGTCAAGGACGCGATTGCCACGCTGATGCCGGCCTACTTCTTCGACGCGGTCGAGTCCCAGGGCAAGATCAAGTTCGTCAAGCGCGGCGGCTCGATCGCGGTGGAGATTCCCGACGACGACCTGGGCGCGCACCGCAGCGACGAAGACGGCGTGGAGCTGATCGAAACCACGCGGATGATGGACGAGGAACTGCCCGCCACATTGTCGGTGAACTACGTGCTCGCGGCCACCAAGTATTCGGCGGCCACCAAGTATTCGCGGCGGCTGGTGGGCTACAGCGGCGACGAGGCGAGGATGGACATGCCCATGGTCTTCACCGACCAGAAGGCGCAGGAAATCTCGTCGGTGAACCTGCATGACCGATGGGTCGGCAGGCTGCAATACAAGTTCGCCCTCGGCCGGAAGTACAGCTATCTCGAACCCACCGACGTGGTGGGCGTCGGCGGCCAGACCATGCGCATCACAAAGGTCACGCAGAAGGATGGCATCTACGCCTTCGACGCGGTGCGCGACGATGCCGCTACCTACACGCCGCATGTGATCGTGACAGAGACACCGCCGGCCGAGGAAACCGTGGTGACCCAATCGCTCACGCTGATGGAGCTGATGTGAATATCAACATGCTGCGCGACGCGGACGATGATCCGGGCTTCTATGCCGCTGCCTGCGCGGCCGACCCGAAGGCCACGGGATGGGGCGGCTGCACGGTGTTTGTGTCCGTCGATGGTGGGGTCACCTATGCCTCGGCGTTCAGCATCGCGACCGGCGAGGCGACGATGGGGAAGACCACCAACGTGCTGGGTGACTTCCACGGCGGAAACATCCCAGACGAACTATCGTCGGTGAACGTGCTGCTGTCGAACGGCACGCTCTCTTCCACCAACAACACCGGGCTGTTGGCCGGGGTCAACATGGCGGTGGTCGGCGACGAGATCCTGTATTTCCGAGATGCGACCTTGGAGACGGACGGAAGTTACACGCTCCGCGGGTTCCTGCGCGGCCGCCGGGGCTCGGAATACGCGATGGGAAGCCATGCTGCGGCCGATCGGTTCTTGCTGGTGGATTCCTCCAAGTTCGTGCGGGTGGCGCAAAGCACCGCTGACATCGGAATTGCCAAGAAGTACAAGGCGGTCACCAACCGGATGACGCTGGCGACGGCGGCGGCGCAGGACTTCACCAACCAGGGCACCGGCCTGAAACCGTACGCGCCCGTGCAACTGGGTGGCGGCCGGGACGCGAGCAACAACGCGACCCTGACCTGGCTTCGACGTGGGCGGGTCAATGCCGAATGGCGCGATGTTGTCGATGTTCCACTGGGCGAGTCCGCCGAAGCCTACGTGGTGGAAATCTGGGACGCTGCGTACGCCACGCTCAAGCGCACCATCACGGGCCTCACATCTCCCAGCGCGAGCTACAGCGCGGCGCAGCAGACCGCTGACGGCATCACCCCAGGCAACCCTATCCACTTTCGCGTCTGTCAGCTCTCGGCCACGGTCGGCCGCGGGCATCCTGCAGACGGCAGCATCTGACGAAAGAAACGCATGGCTGACAGCACGACCAATCTGGATCTGATCTCGGCATCGCAGTCCTCGAAAGAAGTCACCGCGAACGCTGCATTGGACGCCGCCTCACCTTCTACGCTGTTCGGCCGCCGCGCCACGACGACGAGCGCGCTCACCTGGGGCCTGTACGGCGGCAAGTACCGCAAGGCTGACGGCTCGATCCTGACCATCGCGAACGCCACCGTTGCACTGACCGCATCAGCAACCAACTACATCAAGGAAACCGATGGCGTGGTGAGCGTGACCACGGCGGCCCCTTCGGGCTGGCCAGGGCCGTTGGCCAGCAGCGCGAAGGCCCTCTATGCGGTAGCGTGCGGGGCTTCCAGTGTCACCAGCTACACCGACTACCGAACTACCGGAATCGGGTCTGGCGCCGGCGGCTCCGGCGCGCTGGCAGATGGCGATTACGGCGACATCACGGTATCAGGCAGCGGCTCCGCGCTCAGCGTGGACAGCAACACCATCACCTACGCCAAGATGCAGGACGTGTCGTCCACCTCGCGCGTGCTGGGACGCAAGACGGCCGGGGCGGGCGATCCCGAGGAGCTCAAGTTGTCCGAGCTGCTGGACTTCATCGGCTCGGCGGCGCAGGGCGACATCCTTTACCGCGGTGCCTCGGGTTGGGAGCGGCTGGCGGCTGGCACCTCAGGTCAAGTGCTCAAGACGCTGGGGGCCTCTGCCAATCCTGTATGGTCCGATCAGCCCTTCGATGTGACATCCTTCTATCCTGGCGCTCCCACCGCATCGGCAAAAATCCTTCGCGTCCCATTGGCCCGATCCGTCAATTTCGCCGCGAACTTCTCCGGCAGCTATGCGAAGGCAGGGGCTGCGGCCACAGGCTCGACGGTCATCGATATCCAGAAGAACGGTTCCTCTGTGGGATCGATCACCTTCGCCGCGTCGGGAAGTTCGGCCACCTTCACCAGCTCCGGCGGTTCAGCCGTGTCGTTCTCCGCTGGCGATGTCCTCGGAATCATCGCACCAGGCACGGCCGACGCCACGCTGGCCGACATCGGCATCGTTCTGGCAGGGACCAAGCAATGACAGCGCACCGCTACTGGCGCGTCTACATCACCAGCAAGCAAGGCGGCAGCGGCGCAACCGAAATGCAGGAGCTTGTCATGCGGACGACTGTCGGCGGCTCACAGGTCGCTACTGGCGGAACGGCGAGCGCAAGTAGTTCGTGGTGGACGGGTGCGTTCCCACCTTCAAAGGCATTCGACGGAACCAGCGCTGAATGGATTTCAGATGGAGGCGTGCCCCTTCCTGCCACGCCTGCTTGGATCGAGTACGACTTCGGGTCCGGAAACGCCAAGGACATTGTAGAAATCGCCATCACAGCTACTGGCTTTGGCGGATCAACTTCAACGTCGATCGCTAAAGACTTCCAATTGCAGTGGAGCGACGATAACTCGTCGTGGACAACGGCCCTTTCAGTCACGGGCGACGGTGCCTGGATTGCGGGAACAACGCGCACATTTACGATCAGCGCGCCTGTGACAGCAAGGCCGGTGGTGTTTGTTTGCTGCTGAGGCTCAGTGCCACACGATTGC